TCCCACGACAATCAACCCGTCTTTTGACTTGTCCCTTTAGGTCTGTCATTCTGTTTCCCTGCTGTCGCTGGTTTCGTTGCGGAGCTTGTTAAAATCGTATTCCATAGCCCGGTAGATCATTAAAAACTCATCCCCGTTGACCCTAACCGATGAAAGCCGCTTGCCCCCGTCCTGCTCGTATTCCCCAAGCTCAAGGTATGTTTTCCCTCTGTTCGTCACTAGGGACAGGCGCAGTTCCCTTTCGTCATAAGCTCCCCTCGGGATAGCTTCAATTATCTCCTTGACTTTCATGTTCTCCCCTCCATTTTAGATTTGCGATTGCCCCCCCGTCCATCCGGATGGACCGGGCGACATTCTAAGCACAATTCATAATAGGCATCGTCCCCGTCAGATTGATCTATGTCTGTCCGGCCCCGGCCTACGGACTCAATAAGCCCATAGGACCGGGCCGGGATGAAATCACCCTCAAGAATAGGCGTTTTCATTTTTCCCCCCGTACACCCTTTACCATAACAAAATAATAACCCCGCTTAGAGCCGCCCCCGAGCCATACCCCGCCCCAGTTCAGTTTATCCACCAGGGCTTTGCAAGCGGCTGAATGATTCTCCGCGATTGAAAGGGCCGAATCATAGCCCAGTGTGACGGAGATACCGCTTGCCGTTTTCGCCTTGATCCTGCTCCCCTTGACATTGGAGGGGCCGATATAATAGGTTTCAATCGCCTGATTATACCCCTCCATCACCTCGGATTCCCATTTCGGCTCGTCTTTTGTCATGTCATTCTCCTCTGTACTGATTCGGCCTCATCAGCCGCCGCCTAACGGCAGGACTAGCCCTTACGGGCTAGTTTCGGCCTTGTTCTTTCTTCCAAGCCTCAAACTCTGCGTCAAAGTCCTTTCCTTCTGCGGCCATCTTCTCCCGCAGGAACTTCTCCATAGCCACGGCCATTTTAGTATAGGCCATGCCGGACTCAAGGTCTTTCCGCATATACTCAATCTGATCTTCTGTAATTTTGCTCATCTTTTACCCCTTTCTAAGTCTTTCCACAATTCGCGGGCGACATTCAAGATAATCCAAATGGCGGATATGGCCGCCCATAGACTAATAAGAATATCCATTACCCTAGCAATCCGCCTGACCATGACGATCTACGAGCCCTTGCGCGGGACCGCATGAGCCCTAAAACGACTAAAAGCCCGATACCGATTAGGGTTAGCATTACAGTAACCCCGCCAAGGCTCGGCTTCCCCCCGCCTTAAGTACGGCCTTTTGGGCCATTCCCATAGCCCGCCCGCCTTCGCTCACGGCCTCGGCCCGGCTTAGAGTCTCCGCGTGGATAAGGTTTACCAGGGCTTCAAACAACTCCGGGGCGGCAGAAATCAATACCGCATTGGCTCGGCTATTATCGGCCCCGTTTGAATTGTCCCCGCCGTAGCACAGCGGCCCGTTGTGGACGATGGACCATTTATCCCAGTCCCCCGCCTTCCCGCCCCGGTCCTCGGACAGGTCAAAGGCCGTCCACGGCCCCGGCGTCGGCCCGCCCTTCCCGTCTTTCTCGTCTTTCTCGTTTTCTGTGTCTTCCATGTCTTTCTCCTCTCTTTTGTTTCCCCGGCGATCCCGTCGGCCTCGTCGTTCTCGGCCTTTGGCCTCGTCAGCCCCGGCATTACCGGGGGACCAGCCCTTGCGGGCTGGTTTCGGCCTCTAGTCGTGGGCTATTGATACGACTTCGTTCTCCTCATAATGGTTTGAATAACCACCGGCTATAGCGGCCTCAAGACTTGAGAAGTATAGCTGAGAAATAACATCGTCCCCGATTGTTACGATCATAATCCACATGGCATTAACCTTAATTTCCGTAGATGCCGGGCCGGAGCTTGTCGGACAAGCCCCGCCGCCGGAGTTCTTTCTTGATTTCGGCCTGGGTGGAATAGCCGCGATTCGGGGCCTTGCCGGACGAGATCAGCCCCCGGGCAACTGCCAGTGCCTTGTAAAGGTCCCTGTCCGTCATCGATTGATATTGATTCATGCTTGTTTCACCTCTAATGTCAATATAAGACGATTAACCCCGCTTGTCAAGTACTTTCTAAAAATAGTTGAAAATAGTTTTGGCGGGGGGACGATCTAGAAAACGGGGGACACGCCAAGAGAGAGAGGGAGAGAGAGTGGAGCCCGATAGACTAGCCCATGCTAGCCCGTGTTAGAAATACCTAACTTAATACAATCCAAAAGCCCCCTCCCGCCTCGATGGGCCCAGGGGTTACCACCCCATACCTAGCACTGCTATGTATCATGCAATGCAAGGTAGCGCGTGCTTGGGCATGGGCTAAGGGCGTAGATCGCCTAGCCTAGCCTATCCATAGCCCTTACCCGCCTTACCATCGACCCGTCCACCCCATTGATGATGATGAGCCGGGGGTACTCCCCGAGAAAATGTGCGATACTAATTTTGACCATAACGGGGCCGGTCAGAAACATAAGAGACAAAAATTGGCATATGGGGAGAAGTCTCACTTTACGACCGTATGGATACAACCAAAAGAGGGGGTAAGTGACAATAATTGTCAATCGGTCATATGGGTAGGGGGGTGTTCTCTTGGTGTTTTTGGGCCTAGGCGCATACGGAGGGTATAGCCGCATCTATTACAGGTTAGGGTTAGGTAGGGGTTGTAGTAATGTGGTCCCCCGTTTCCGTGTATTTGGCGGCGGAATGATGGGTAATGGCACTTTTTACACTGAGGGTGGTCGGTGTAGTCTATGGTAGCCATTGGTTCTCTCCTGTGTTCCGTGTTTCCCCGCGAATTTCCTTCCTGATAATGTCGCCGACCGTCAGAATCGGTGGAATCCTTATCCATTGACGCGACAGGATGACCTTTAGTTTGGGTGGCTGGTGGTTCTGGGGCTTATGCCACATGGCTTGTTTCAACTGCTGAATGTCCCCGCGCCGCCTATCTATGTGGCTCTTTGGGTAGATATGCTCACCATAATAGGCAATCTTGTTGGCTATCCTGTCTTGGGCTATCTCTATACAGAGCTCACCTAGGGATTGAGGCATAGTCGCCCCGCGAAACGCATCGTATCTGACATAAAAACTAGAGCATTCGACCCTCTGTTGTCCGTAATATAAACTGCAGAGCATATCCTGTCCCCGGCGAACTATGTCCTTTATTGTGTCCCCGGTTTTGGCTTGTTTCATTCCCATACTCCGTAGTGGACTTCTTTCCATTTCTGTATTTCCCCGCAGATTTGGCATCGCCTTGTGGCATCTTTGTCATAGAATGAGTCCCAAGGAGCGGAGTGGTATACCCAGTCGTGCTTGCATTTGCGGGGACCAAATAACCAACTGATTATGCTCATAGTTTCCCCGCGATTTTAACCATGTGTTTGTGCCCGGCCTTCTTGTATTTGGGGTCCATTGTGAACAGCCCGTTCATCCAATGCTGGTTCATGCCGACCGCAGTAATCGGGGCTGTAGCCGTCCACCCGACGAACGATGTGTTGTTCCCAAGGATTACCTTATCGCCGGACTCAATGGCCTTGATTACCGATGTAACGGCCTCGCTGAACCCCCGGTCGTACTCGTACCCGAGAACCTTGCGGAGCCGCTTCTTGCTGTAAATCTTCATCGTTTCCTCTCTTTCTCGCTTTGCGATGTTCGGTGTTCTCACCGACACAGCGAATTCTATCAGAACAACAAGGGCTTGTCAAGTACTTTTGTGTGTCCCCGCGAAAATAGTTTGTCCGTCCCGCAAGGCGTCCACCCGGTTGGACTAATGCCGGCACGCCGACTAAAAAAGTTAGTCATATGACTAATAAACCCGGTAGTTTAGCATTCCTATCGTTTTTGTCGGGGCGCGACAATGGAAGTTCGTGCCTAGCGATACCTAGAAACCCATCCCATAACGGGATACGCGGGGCGGGAGGCATCATTGCCGGACGCCCCCCATGACCATCCCGTTTGACTCTGCCTCTAACTAGTATGAAGACAATAAACCTACTCTTTGATTGAGTAGGTTTTCTGAATACTTATCTCTTTATATTATAATAAGCGAAGAAATCGCTTGACAAGGCCCTCGGCTTGATGTATGCTTTGCGGTGAAAGTGAGGTTTTCATGTCAAACTATGTGACCGTCGGTGGCGGTTGGTTGGCGACTAGCGGGACCGGGGAACAGTTCATCAGAATCAAGTTCAAAAGCGATGTTCCCGGAAATACCACCTACAATATGTGGAAGAACAAAAACAAGGAATCCGATAAGCACCCCGATTTTCTAATCAAGGCGTTGGTGTCAGATGCCCCGAAAGACCAAGTTTTCCCCGAATGAGCAAGATAATCTGTAGTGATTGCCTTGTTGCTATGGCCGGGATGGAACCTGACTCCGTTGACGCTATCGTGACCGACCCGCCGTATGGCCTGTCGTTTATGGGGAAGGACTGGGACCACGGAATACCGGGCCAGCCGTTCTGGGCCGAGGCCATGCGCGTTGCCAAGCCTGGGGCGCACCTCCTGGCGTTCGGCGGGACGCGCACATTCCACCGCCTGACCTGCGCCATAGAGGACGCGGGGTGGGAGATACGGGACTGTTTAGGCTGGCTGTATGGTTCGGGATTTCCTAAGTCGCACAATCTAAAGGGAGAACACGAAGGCTGGGGGACGGCCCTAAAGCCCGCGTGGGAGCCTATCATCCTGGCGAGGAAGCCGCTGGACGGCACGGTAGCCGCGAATGTCCAGAAGTGGGGGACTGGGGCGGTGAATGTGGACGGGTGTAGGGTTGGAGAAAATCCAGGCTATAAGTATGCGGCTGACCACAACGGGACGACATTTCATGGTCAACAGGGTGAGAGAATAAAACAATCCGCAGAGAAAAAGGGGTCAGAGTTTATAGAGTCATCCAATGGCCGCTGGCCCGCGAACATCATCCACGACGGGAGCGATGAAGTGCTGGAACTGTTCCCGCATGTCAGGGCTGGCGTGGCGGTCGGAGGCAAAGGGAAGGCGTCGAGCATCTATGGAACGAAATTGGACAGGAGCGGCGGTGATGATGTGGGCTTTGGCGACTCCGGCTCCGCCGCCCGCTTCTTCTATTCAGCCAAGGCAAGCAGGAAAGAGCGCGAGATGGGGATGGACGGACAACCCGACGGCCCCCCGATGCGATTGAACAAGGCCGGGAAATGGACGAACGACACCACCCCAGCCAAGAACAACCACCCCACCGTCAAGCCACTCGCCCTCATGCGCTACCTATGCCGACTAGTCACCCCGACCAACGGACTAGTCCTAGACCCGTTCTGTGGTAGCGGGTCAACTGGAATCGCGGCGGAACAAGAAGGATTTAGGTTTATAGGGATAGACAACAATGAGGAATACTGTGAAATCGCAAGAAAACGACTGGAAGGACAAGAATGAGTGACATAGTGGCGGAAAGTGGTGATAATATAGAGTTTGAGGCCGGGGAAGAAGCGGAACTTGTCTGTTGTTCCTGCGGTTTGTCGCATATTGTCATATTCAACCGGGACACAACGATGCAGATATGGTCCAAAGAGAAGTTCAAGGCCAGGAAGCGGGACAAGACGATAACCCCCAAAAGCGAGGGAAAGGAAAATGAAGCAGATTGACACGGCGATTGAGGTTTTGAAGTCTTTTGCCGATTTCGCCACCTATTTTGACGAAAAAGACGATATTCTGGAAACCATTGAGTTCCTAGAGAGCCTGGAGAAGTACGAATCATATGGGGAAATCCAAGAAATCTTGTCTGAAACGGAAGAAAACCTAAAATAGTTCGTCTAAACTATTGATGAACAACCTATGACAAAACAAGAACGAGCGCATCTTCTGTCTGTGTCTAACCCATACAACGGGGGGCGGAACAAGGCGACCAGCGGATATGTCACTTTCTTCTTTCGTGACGAAACCGGGCACAAAAGACGCCATCCAGAACACACTCTTGTCATGGAACACAAGATTGGAAGAAAATTATTTGATTTTGAGGTGGCCCACCACATAAACAGGAATCCGTCAGACAACAGGGAGGAAAACCTACTTTTGATGACAAAGCGGGCGCACCTTCACCTCCACGCGAAGACGCATCCGTGGAAAAGGGGCGTATACCCCTTGACAAGGTGGTGACTTCGTGATATACTTGTCTGCGTAGAGGGATGGGCCTAAAAATGGCTAGTACCACAGAAGAAATACAGGCAATCTACGAGTACGAAATAGCGAAAATGAACTACCTCGTAGAGTCAAAACACGGAAAGGGTCCGTTTTACGAGAACTTCAACGGAATGGCGGTAAGAAGGAACAACGACTACGACCCCGCCATCACTCGGTATCAGGGAGAGAAATGAGTACTCCTGAAGAATTGATGGCCATGATGGGTGGTGGTGTCCCCGGTCAGCCCCAGATGGCACAGGAACCGATGGCCGGGATGCTTCCGCCAGAGATGACGACTAACCCAATACCTGAAATGCTCCCCGTCCAACCGGATGGACTAGGGCAGATAGACGAGGACTTACCTCGCGGGGAAGTCATTGATTGGACTTTGCGTGGGTAATATAAAATATAGACCGCTCGGTGATGTTGATTGGTTGTATTCTAGGTATATTCTTGACGGGATGACGGCCAGCGAGATAGAAGAAGAATATGGATTCCACCACAGTTCTGTAGAGAGGGCCATCAAAAGATTCGGACTAAAAAGAAAGCACAGTTCCGTGGTAAAGTGCCTTCGTCATATATCAGAAAAAGTGTGGGACGGAATAAAGAAAAGATATATAGACGGAGAATCTGGTCGTTCTATAGCAAAATCAATCGGATGTACGGAATCAACGATGTTGCGCCACCTCAAGAATCGGGGGGTTGAAATAAGAAACCAGCGAGAGGTGGCTAGCGCACACTGTAAGGCGATAAACAAACTCCCCGTTTCAGATGAAAGAAAGAAAAAACTATCTGTTGCGTTTTCAAAAGAAAAAAACCCGCAGTGGATGGGCGGGCTATCTTATCAGCCATACGGGGTTGGGTTTGACGAACAGAAAAGAGAACAGATTAGAGAACGCGACGGAAGGTCGTGCCTAATGTGCCACGAGAAAGAAAACGGAAAAAAACTGCATGTTCATCATGTGGATTATAATAAATCCAACAACGATACGACCAACCTAGTTTCTCTTTGCCATCACTGTCACGGACTTACGGCTCACGACAGAGAGCGTTGGGTTGACTATTTTTCTAAAGAATGGGGCAACAAAGAGTGCCAGATTTAACAGATTTCGGTATTCAGCCAGATACGCCGCAGGGGATAATGGACGAACAGCCAGCCCCCACAGTTGGACAGGAAGATGAATACCCAAGGGGGGATACCCAGGATTGGCAAGGCGGGAAGCCCATCAACCTGAAGAAGAAGTCCAAATCAGGCAAGTCCGTTGGTGATGAACTTTCGTCCCACCTCAAGGATGTTCTAGAATCGGAGTTGAAGAACCAGGAGAAACTGATTGCCAACCTGAAAAGGTGGCATAAACTATACAAGGCCGAGAAGCGTGGTGCCCGCCCGAAGCCTTGGATGGCTGATGTTTCTATCCCTATCGCACGGAAGATTTCCGACACCATCTTCGTGCGGATTCACGATATGGTCTGGAACAAACTCCGTGTCTATCTGTTCCGCCCCAGGGGGCAGGGGACGAAGGAACAGAACGACAAGATGATGATTTGGGAGCGGGCGTTCAACAACTACATCAGGAACGACCTGAATCTCAAAGAGAAAATGGTATTTCCTACCCGGCAGGGGGTAAACTCGGGAACGGGTGTGGCCAAAATCGTCTACGAGACGAAGAACAAGACCATCTACCGCTATTCCTCCGAGGAGGATAAATACAATCCGGCGGTCAAGAAGTACCGTCTGCCGGGGACTAAAGATACCGTGGTCAAGGAACCGAGTATCGTGTTCCGTGGCCCGAATGTATACCCGATAGACAGGGCAAGGTTCGTTATCTCGTCCGACGCGCTTTCCATTGAGGACGCCTATATCGTGGGTTTCTCGTTTGACAAGCGCAAGTCGCAACTCAAGACCCTCGCCGCACGGGACATCTACGACAAGGACGCCGTTGACAAGTTGACGGCTTCCAAGGTGGACGATGTTTCCGAAACCCGCGCTACCTCGGCGGGGATGTCGCTGGATAAAGTTCAGTACACGGAGCCGTACACGCTCTACGAGTTGTGGCTTCGGTACGACTGCGACGGGGACGGAGAAGAAGACGACATTTGCGTGACCTTCCACCGAGAGTCGGGGCAAATCCTGAAGGCTATCTACAACCCGATTTTCTACGGGTATCGTCCTTTCGCCGACTTCAAGGGGGCAAGTCAGGTAGAGTACACCTACGACGGGGAAGGCATTTGCGAAATCATTGAGGTCATGTCGGAGGAGTTGGACACGCTCCACAACCTCATGCTTGACCGGATGAAACTGGTCAACCTCCCGATTATCTTCGCACAGACCGGGATAGGGCTGGACAACTACGACATTGAGCCGGGGAAGATAAAGACCATTGACACCTTCCCCAAAGAATCAATTATGATTCTGCCCCAGCCGGACCTGACCTTCTCCATCGTGAACGAGGTCAACTGGCTCATCAACCAGATGCTTGAGGTTTGCGGTATCACGCAACTCTCGCTTGGTATCTCCACCGCCGAACGCCCCGTGGCTAAGGAAACGATGGCTGTCGGCGAGGAGGGGAACAAGAAGTTCAAGTCGTGGACGGATAGGGCCCGCGAGTTCTATCGCGAGGTCGGGTACAAACTGCTTGAGGCGTTCGCTCAGTACCAGCCCACCTACGAGTACACGGACGAGAGCGGGGCACCTCAGTCCATTGAGATGCCGACTGGGAACATAAGGGACTACCTTGACTTGGACCTCGTTGTGAGTTCCGAGGAATGGAACATGACCATTCGCCGGGAAGTGGAACTGATGCGGTACCAACTGCTCAAGGACTACTTCACGGGTGCGTTGGGCGCGGCTCAACTCTTGGTGAACCCCCAGGCCCCGAGCGACATCAAGAAGTATGTTGTCCAGATTAACGATGTAAGTTCGCGGGCACTCACTAAGGTGCTTTCTAACTTTGATGATGTCGAGCCGGAGTCAGCGGTTGTGGATATGCGGAAGTCAATGAACATTGAGGCGTGTATCCAGAACTCCATAGACATCATCATGGCGGCACAACAGGAGCAGATGGCCCTACAGCAACAGGCACAGCAGATGTTGGCCGAACAGGGCATCATGCCCCCAGAGGAGCCTGGGATGGAAGGGCAGGAACAAGGACAGCCCGCCCCGCCGGAACCCAGAGAGGGGAACAAGGCGATTACGCTCAACATCCATGAGGGTAACAAAGTAGGCAAGAAGTGAGTAAGTGTCACAAGTGCGGGGCAGAGGAGATAGATGTATGCCCAACTTGCGGTAAGCCAGTGGATGTCTACAGCCGTGTAGTCGGCTATTTGCGTCCTATACATACATGGAACGAGGGAAAGCAGACCGAGTTCAAGGACAGGGCCGAGTACACGCATTGGGGGCAAGACCCTATTTGGTACGACAGATACAGGGCGAACTACACAGACAAGGCCAATGAATCCATCACGCTTAGCAAGTGATTATATCGCGCTTCAGGACAACGAGTTCTGGAAACTCTACAGGGAACGCATTGGCGAACACAGCAAGGCGATACTGAACATATTGAAGTCGGCACCGATTGAGAAGGTACCTGGCATACAAGGCCAGTTAACCGCACTAGATTTCGTGGCTTCTCTCCCCGCGACCCTCGCGGCTACATTAGAACACGAAACACAACTCTAAGGAGGTCTAATTTGTCAGAACCCGAAGTTGTCCCTACTGGACAACCGGAAAGTGTACAGGCACCCGCAGAGGCCCCTGTACAGGCCCCGGCCCAAGTAGAGGCAAGACCGGACCCATCTACGGCAAAGTATGGCGGGAAGTCCGTAGATGACCTTGCCCGCGAGATGGCTGAGAAGGATGCCTATATTGCTTCTGTGAACGAGCGGGCGGCTCGGGCAGAACACGAGGCCATGCTTACTCGCAATCTCGTTGAGCAATTTGCCCGCGATAGGGGTGGAAAGCAGGAAGAAGTTCCTGAAGTTCCGAGCGTTACCGACGATGAGTTTCTTACGAACCCTGCGAAGGCGACGGGGAAAATCATTGAGAGTTACTTCGCTCGTGAGCGGCAGGAGCGGGAACGGGAGCGAGTCGGTCAGTATGTAGAGAAGGCCAAAACCGCTTATGAAACCGGGAAGCAAGAGGCGATGAAAGCCA